AGGTATTGGTAATCTCGGGTCCGATTGGGACGCCACATTGAAAGTCTTGGCATAGTGTTGTATTTATAGTAAATTTGCCTGCCCGGGCACAGTTGACCAATAATTCCGTTTGTGTTATAATTAATGCATTAGTAAGGAGTACCATGAAAACCACCACTCAACCAGCTCGCGCTACTGTGCGTCCTTTGAATCCGCGCAGTGCCGACACCAAATTTATGGGCGATGAGCCCGCCTGGCGTGTACAGCCCGTTTATGATCGGGTAAGTCAAATGACCACAGCATTTAGCTGGTACAATTACTTTTATGGCAAAAAAGATGCCAGGGACATGATGGTGAGTTATTTGGAAACTCACGGACGCAAGGACGATGTACGACTCTTACGTGGCGTCCCAGATTCTGCAATACTATTAACCACTGGCTGGTTGTGCAGAATGAGCCTAGTAGGCCTGGATCTAACAGAAGCAGAACAAATACGTCTAGACAACATGTTGGCAAAAACTTTGAACAACAATCCTGCACCAGTAGCAGGAAAAACAGACACAGCACCTGCTAGACAAACAATCCAGGATCGACTACGAGAAAAGCTCAGTGAGTGTGCAGGCGAGCTAGAAGGCTTGTTTGATGATTTTGTGGTGTCTGGCGCCAAAATGAGCGCAGACATCAAACCCATTACCATTATCCGTGGCAAAAATGTAGCACCACAAATGGTGAATGAAATTGCTGTGGACTGGAAACGCAAACTGGTAGAATTTGAAACCGTGATTGGGGGCAAGGACGCCCAGTTAGCAGAAGGCTACAGCAACTTTAGCAAGATTCAAATGCGGGGCATTGTGAAGTTTTGCGAAGCAGTGATCAACGACTGCGGCGCATACGTTCAGATCAAGAAGGTTGACCGAAAGCCACGCATGGCCAAGGCCATTAGTCCGGAAAAACGTGCGGCCAAGTTCAAGTTCCAGGCAGAAATTGCAGATCTCAAAATCAAAGGGCTTGCCCCTGCAAACCTAGTGGACAAGAGCGAAGCCTGGCTGTATGACAGTAAAAAGCGCAAACTGATCCATGTGGTAGCAGACTCGCATGTGGGCACGTTTACTGTTAAAAGCAACAGCATTATTGGCTTTAGCACAGCGGAAAGTGTACAAAAAACTGTGCGCAAACCAGCTGACATTGTGCGAGCCATGCAGGCTGCAGGCAAGCCAGCTGCCAGAAAGATCTACAAAGATCTAACCACCACAGAGACTCAGTTCAACGGACGCGGAACTGAAAACCTAGTGGTGCTCAAGGCTTGGTAGTGACGTAACTGGTAAATATAAGGAACTGGAGTTCTTTTATGTCAGAAAATACACTGCCCGAGCTTAAACAAAATCTAATAGATTATTGCAAATTGATGCTGGGCGATCAGATCATTGATCTTGAACTTGACCCTGCCCACTACGAAGCAGCATATCAACGCACTGTTGGAGTGTACCGTCAACGAGCCAACTATGCCTATGAAGAAGCATACATTTTCATGGAACTGATTCGGGACATGAACATCTATACTTTGCCGCAGGAAGTTGTGAGTGTGCGTCAGATATTTCGTCGAACGTTTGGTGATTCCAGCGGCCCGTTTGCAAGTAACTTTGATCCATTTGCACAGGCCAGCATGAATGTGTATCTCATGAATTTCAACGTCAGCGGCGGCCTAGCCACTTATGACTTTTACTCACAATACGTAGAACTGGCTGCACGTATGTTTGGCGGCTACATGAACTACACCTGGAACCCAGTGACCAAAAAAATACAATTGGTTAGAGATCCCAAAGGCTCTGGTGAGAATGTGTTGATATGGGTATACCAACTCAAGCCCGAAGTGAACCTGTTGCAAGATTATCAAATCCAACAATGGATCAAAGACTACATGACTGCTGTTTGCAAAATGATCATTGGTGAAGCCCGTGAAAAATTTGCCACCATTGCTGGTCCACAAGGTGGCGGTAGCTTGAACGGTGCAGCCATGAAGTCAGAAGCACAAGCTCAAATGGATGCCAAAATACTAGAATTAACAAATTATGTAGACGGCAGTCAACCAATCACCTGGGTTATTGGTTAATGTGAGTTGACAATCATGTGATCTAGTGCTACAATAGCACTATGAGTTCACATCTAATGATCGACATAGAAGGCCTGGGCACAGGACCCGATGCCACAATCTTAACCATTGCGGCACAGAGCTTTGATCCATTTTCCTCTGGTCATCATAATCGACATTATTATGCTCGCATCACGTTGGAAAGCCAAGAAAATCGTCGAATTCAAGATGATACATTGGCATGGTGGGCTACTCAGCCCGAAGCACAAGCTGAAGCCTTTGCTGAAGAAGATCGAGTTCCTCTGGATCAAGCTCTAGATGAACTGTATCGACTGGCATGGCAACATGACTATATCTGGGCACAAGGCCCGACATACGATATAAACATTCTTGAGCATGCTTACAAGAGCTACAACAAAACACAACCCTGGAAATTTTATCGTGTGAGAGACAGCAGAACTGTGCTGAGTCTCTGGCCCGATCGTCCGGTGCCGCCCACTAGTCACCATGCCCTGGAAGACACTCGCAAGCAGATCAGTGTGTTGCAACAAACACTGAAGCATTTAAACGTCAAGGAGATTCGATAATGAGAATCTGTGTAATAGGTGACAGCTGGGCCGGTGGCATGGATTACAATTTAAATATTTTTCAAAAATTGTTTGCACCCCACGGACATAGTATAGTGAACATTGGCGGTGGGGGTGCAAGCAATCAAGGGCAATTAAGAAAACTTGAATATGATGTGTTGGCCAAAGACCATGATTTTGATCTTATACTTTGGATCTATACCGAGACAGTTCGTAACTACACAGAATTTGTAACATTACAATACGGCGACGATAGTTCTGCTGTGAAAACCATGTATCATGAACTGACCTATCAAGACCTGTACCAAGACTTTAAATGTTTAGCCAACCAAGACTTCAAACATGCACAACGATTGTTTAATAAATTTCATATACCCTTTTTTGTAGTTGGGGGAGCAGGGAAGGTAGACAGTGATGTAAACAATTACAGTTTTGCTAGTTGGGTGAAAAAAAGTTGGAATCAAGAAATATCGCAACTTGACGAAATGCCAATAAACTGTTATACACATCACTTGATTCAAATGATCAAACACGGTAATTATAATAAAACGCAAGCTCTTCAAGAAATGAGTCGTACTGACACATTAGAAAGTTTGATGCGTAGCGACTCTAGAAAATATCCCGACGGTGCCCATCCTTCAATCGACTATTATCCGGAGTTAGTTGACCAGGTTATTTTAAAAATTAAAGAAAAGAACTCATTATGATTATTGGAGTATGTGGATTTATTGGATCTGGCAAAGACACTATTGCCGACTATTTGGTAAACATCCATGAATTTCGTAGAGAAAGTTTTGCCAACACTCTCAAAGACGCTGTGAGCCATGTGTTTGGATGGAACCGAGAACTGCTGGAAGGCCGCACAAAGCAAGCCCGTGAGTGGCGTGAACAAGTGGATCCTTGGTGGTCAGACCGTTTAAAAATGCCCAAACTAACACCACGCTGGGTGCTGCAATACTGGGGTACAGAAGTTTGCAGAGCTGGTTTCCATGATGATATCTGGATTGCCAGTCTAGAAAACAAACTGCGTAACTCAACAGACGACATTGTGATCAGTGATTGTAGATTCCCCAACGAAATACGGTCAATAAAAGCAGCAGGCGGTGTTGTGGTGCGTGTGACCCGTGGACCAGAACCTGCTTGGTATGATGCAGCAGTTAGCGTAAATCGCGGTGCCAATGGCAACACTACCTGGAGTATGAGCAAGAGCTGTTTGGCCCAGGCCCAGGTGCATGCCAGCGAATACGCCTGGGCCGGTACAAATTTTGATGCTGTGTTGGACAACAATTCCAGTCTAGATCACTTGTATCAGCAGGTCACTTGTCTGGTTCAAGATCCCCAGGCCGCCAAATAGAATCTGTACGTTTTAGATCTGCAACGCAATTTAAACAAACAGTTTTCAAGTTACGAAGTTCAATGTTGTTAAGATTACCGTCGGTATGCAGCACCAACAGCTGACTTGAGTGTTTGGCCTTGAACCCGCATTTGTCACATGCGGGTTTCTTCTTGTAGCCTGCTGTCTCCCAGCGTGGTTTTCTGCTTTTAATTCCTTTTCTTTTTCTGGCACAGGTCTCACATCTTGCTCGATAGTGAGCCACGCTGTCACGATAGTAGTTGACAGCACAAGGTCGTTGTTCACAGGCTTTGCATATGGGTCTTTGCATTGGGTATTTATACTGAATCTTTTCCAGTGGGCCTTTGCTAAAGGTTGCTGTAAATACCACTTTTTTGAATATACCCATAAATATCACTATACGATTGCATGGGTACATCGGGTATCCGCAAGCAAATAGATGATAAAAATTTTAGGAGAATGACAATGGCCCTAGTTAGCCCCGGCGTAGAAGTAACAGTTATTGACGAGAGTCAGTATATCCCATCAGCGGTCAATACCGTTCCGTACTTTATAGTTGCCACAGCACAGAACAAAGTATCCAGTGACGGCATCACTGTGGCAGCAGGTACTACAGCAGCCAATGCCGACAAAACGTATCTAATTACCAGTCAGCGTGATCTGGCAGCCACATTTGGTGTACCGTTCTTTTACAACACCACAACAGGCACTCCAATCAATGGCTACGAACTCAACGAATACGGCCTGCTTGCAGCGTACTCGGCTCTGGGTGTTACCAATCGTGCATATATTCAACGTGCTGATGTTGACTTAACGGCTCTTACCGCCAGCTTGACTCGCCCCACAGGTTCCGCAGACAATGGTTCGTTTTGGTTAGATGCTGTTACCACTACTTGGGGAATCTTTGAGTGGAACCAGGCCACAGCAACATTCACAAATGTGGTTCCTACAGTACTTACTGATGCTACTGATATAGTGGGTGGCGACGGAACTAATCCTATTGCTGATTTAACCCCGGTTCAGTCAATTGGATCAATTGGCGACTATGCAGTATCCAGTATTGATCCGTACATTTTTGGATATTATAAAAATTATCAAAACGTCTGGGTGAATATTGGAAGCAACGCCTGGAAGACATCATGGCCAACTGTGGTTGGTACCAATGCTCCTACAACATTAACACTCAATTCTAATCTGTTTATTAACGATAACTTGGTTACGGTTGGAGCAACCAACACTGTTGCAGGTCTAGTCAGTATAATTAATGCTGCGGCCATTCCAGGAGTTACTGCTAGAAATGTTAGCAATCAGCTTTATCTGTATGCAAGTTCAACAGCAGCCAACGATGGATCTACCTTGAGTAGTAATGGTATAATTTCAATTGATCCAGGTACAACTGGCGGCGCAGCATTGTTAACAGCGTTGGGCATTACATCAGGTCAATACGCAGCACCTGACTACTTGCCAGCCTACAGCTATCAACAGCCTCGTTGGAGAACTACTGATACTGACGGCGGCCGTCCTACTGGATCTGTTTGGCAGAATCTTAGTACTGCAAACAATGGATTAGATCTAGCAGTTAAATCATACAGTTCAGCACTGGATGCCTGGGTTTCACAAAACTGCCCAGCCTATGCAACAGATACTCTTGCCATATACGGGCTTGATCCATCAGGCGGCGGCAAAAACATACCAGTTGGCGCAACATATGCAGTATACGATTCTAGTTTTTACACAACTACTCCGCTGCAAGTATTCTCTTTTGATATTCTTTCAAGATATGCAATTGGGGCGTTAGAAGTTACTGGAACAACAACACCAGTTGGTAATGCATTTACGGTAGGTAATACGTTTATTATACAAGCAACTATTGCTGGTCAAAGTACCAATAGTACATCTAACACAACAGTTACCATTGGCGGAACAGGCTCAGTTGCTGACTTTATTACCGCAGTAAGCGCAGCAGCAATACAGTTTGTATCAGCAAGTGTTAACACTGCTGGAAATATTGTGTTTACCCATTCGCAAGGCGGTTCAATATTTTTAGGAACAGGCACAGGAACGCCGCTGTTGGTAGCTGGCTTTAGCGATGCTAACACCCCCAAAGTACGACGTAGCCCAGTAAATCCAGTAGCGGTTGTATTGAGCAACTTTGTTGATATACCACTGTTTTCATACACCACCAGCGATACAGAACCAGATCAAGATCCGGCAACTGGCCGACTGTGGTATTATAGTTCTGTAAGTGATGCTGACATTATGATTCAAGATAATGGCATCTGGACCGGCTACCAGTTGGTAACCAATGATGTACGTGGATATGATTTATCATTGTGCAATGCAGCTGGACCAATCATAAGTGCGTCAGCTCCGACCACACAAACTGACACAGCAGAATCAGACCTAGCCTATGGTGACTTGTGGATTGACACAAGCGATCTTGAAAACTATCCCAAGTTGTATCGCTGGGAAGCAGTTAGCGGAACTGACTCCTGGGTAGAAATTGACACCACCGATCAAGTCACACAAAGTGGTATCTTGTTTGCAGATGCTCGTTGGGCACCAAACGGAACTACTGATTGTGTGGCAGATCCCTTCCCAAGCATCAGTGATCTACTAGACAGTAATTATCTTGACGTTGACGCTCCTGACCCCGCACTGTATCCACAAGGTATGTTGTTGTTTAACACACGCCGTTCTGGTTACAATGTCAAGAGCTTCCAGGCCAACTACTTCAATACCACATCTACTGCGTTTGCAATTGATGCGTATTCTGCTACCACAGTATATGTGTTCAATGAGTTTGTAAACTACAACAATGCAGTGTATGTTCGTAACAGTGTCACAACTGCTTATGCAGCAGGCACAGTACCAACCAACGGCACCTTCTGGGACTTGTTGAACACCAACACTTGGCTCACAGCCAGTGGCAACAAAACCAATGGCAGCATGTGGTCCGGTCGTTTGGCACAACGCCAATTGATTGTGGAGGCACTCAAAGCAGGTATTGACACCAGCGCAGCGGCACGTGAAGAACAAAATCAATTTAACTTGCTTGCAACACCGGGTTATCCTGAACTAACACCAAACATGATTGCACTTGGCAATGAGCGCAACAACACCTTGTTTGTGGTTGGCGATACTCCAATGAGACTTGGGCCTGATGGCAACAGCTTGGTAGCATTTGCTACCAACAACAATGGTCTAGGTCAGGTTACAGAAGATGGTAACTCAGCTACCAGCAACTACTGCGGCGTGTTCTATCCTAGTTGCCGTACCACAGACCTTGGTGGCAACTCAGTTGTTCAACCGCCAAGCCACATGATGGTTCGTACAATTCTGCGCAGTGATGCTGCCAGCTATCCATGGTTTGCACCAGCTGGTACACGTCGTGGTGTGATTGACAATGCCAGCGCAATTGGTTATATCAACGCTGCAACAGGTGAGTTTGAACAAATTGGCGTAAGTCAAAGTGTTCGCGATATCTTGTATGAACGCAACATCAACCCAATTACGTTTATCCCTGGTGTTGGTATCACAAACTTTGGTAACAAGACCAGTACTGTGACAACCACTGCACTAGATCGTATCAATGTGGCACGCCTGGTTGCATTCTTGCGTGGACGTCTAGAAGAGATTGGTAAATTGTTCTTGTTTGAACCCAATGATCAAATCACACGTAATGAGATCACCAACACTGTCAACAGCCTGATGATTGACTTGGTTGCTAAACGAGCTATCTATGACTACTTGGTGGTTTGTGATGGCAGTAACAATACCCCTGCTCGAATTGACAGAAACGAATTGTGGGTTGATATTGCTATTGAACCTGTCAAGGCAATTGAATTTATTTACATTCCATTGCGCATCAAGAACACTGGCGAAATTGCTGGTGGATCCGGCGGATAATAATGAAACAGGTGACTGATTTGTCAGTCACCTTTTCAGGTAAATAAACATATAGGAGATTACAAATGGCAGTTTCATCATTACAGCGCATGACAGTACCACTAGCTAGCGACCAAAGCGCCAGCGCACAGGGCCTGTTGATGCCCAAACTCAAATATCGCTTTAGAGTGTTGT